ATACACAAGCGATTATAAGAATATCGTAATTTGATTAGGTTATGAAATGGCAACAGGATGGGGTAATAAAACATGGGGTGCATCAGATTGGGGAGACCTATCTGACGAAACCGTTTTAGTCTCATCCTTTGCCGCTTCAACTTCAATAGGTACATCTACAACTTCAGCTAACGCTAATGTAAGTGTATCTGGAATATCCTCTACATTTTCTATAGAAGACGCTGTTGCAGGAGCATCCGCAGAAGCTCCAGTTACAGGAATACAATTTAATATTGTTACAGGTAATGAAGGAATAGGAATAGGTGTTCCTGTTTCTGGCATATCTTCTTCTACAAATATTGGAACGGCTACAATCGATGATCAATTTTTAATAGGAGAAGGTTGGGGAAGAGAAACTTGGGGAAGTTTTGCTTGGGGAGATAATTATTCAGTTCAATTACAAGGTATCTCTTTATCAGTAGTAACAGGTAATGAAGACGCATTTACAGATGTAGTTGTTGAAGTCGATGGAAATTCTTTACAGACTGCTATTACACCTGTAGGTACTTCAGCAAACTCTGATAACGAAATTGCACATAGTTTCTTATTAACTCAAGATTTAGGAACAGTTACATTAGAGGGGCATGCTAATGTTGATGTAACAGGTATATCACAATCAATTTCAATAGGAGACGCTGAAGCAGGTTTATTAACAGAAGTCCCTGTAACAGGTGTTTCATCTACAATTAATATAGGTAATGAAGACACAACTGGAAATGCTAATGTTACTTTAACAGGTATATCAGCAACAGGATCTGTTGGAGATATTGTTCCAGTATCTAAGTATGATGCAACAGGATCTTCAGCTACATATGCTGTAGGTCAAATTACAGGAGTTGGATCCGCAACTGTTATTCCAAATGGCATAGGATTGACAATTACCACAGGCTCGCCTAATATTATTGCATGGGCTGAGGTTAACACTGGAACCACCGTAACTTGGACAGAGGTTGATTTAGCTGCTTAATGGCTTATAATTAAATAAAGGAAAAATTTTATGGCATCAAGTTATTCAGAACTCGGTATTGAACTTATGGTGACTGGCGAAAACGCTGGTCAATGGGGTGATAAAACTAATTCAAATTTAAATTTAATTCAACAATCAGTTGCAGGATACCAAGAAATAGATGTAGCTTCAGCAGATGTTACGTTAGCAATGACTGATGCAACAATTTCAAATGCAAGAAATATGACTTTGAAATTTACAGGAACATTAGCAGCAAATAGAACTGTAAATTTTCCTACAGGAATTGAAAAGTTTTTTAATATTATTGATGGCACTGATCACGCAGGATTTACTTTAACATTTAAAGTGACAGGACAAACAGGATTTTTATTGTGTGAAGGACATTCTTATATTTGTCATGCAAATGGAACTGACATTGTAAAAGATTTAGAGTTTAAAAAGTGGAGAGCAATCTCTTCAGCTGAAACAGTTCAACCAGGTGCTCAAATTTTAGCAGATACTTCTGGAGGAACTTTAACAATAACTTTACCTGCTTCACCAGCAACAGGAGATGAAGTAACATTTGTAGATTCAAAATATACTTTTGACACCAATGCGTTTACAGTTGGTAGAAATGGTTCTAATATAACAAACTCAGCAGCTGACTTAACAGTTAATACTGAAGGTGCAGGATTTACTTTAGTGTATTCTGGTGATGCAACAGTTGGTTGGACATATAAGGATAAATAATTATGGCAAATTACGAAGCAACTAGATACGATTTTGACGGAGCTAACCTTACAGGTATTGAAGGTATCCCAACAGCAACTATTGTACCGTGGTCAGATTCATCTGTACCATCTGGTTTTTTAGAATGTGATGGTACTGCAGTTTCAAGATCAACATATGCAGATTTATTTGCAATCATCGGTACAACTTATGGATCAGGTAATGGTTCAACAACTTTTGATTTACCAGACTTACAAGATAATGTAGCAGTTGGAAAATCTGGAACTAAAGCTCTAGCATCAACTGGTGGAGCAAATACTGTGACTTCAACTGGAAACGTTGCTGGTTCAACAGCGAATGCAACCCTATCAACAGCACAACTTGCATCTCATAAACACCAAGGTAGTACAGGAGCAGGATATCAAGACCGAGAAGGTTTCCCCCAGCCAGCTTCTTTTGAAGGTAGAAGAGGCCCAAATCCAGTAGGCACTGCAAATAAAACAAGAAATGCAGGTTCAGGTGGAGGACACGCTCATAATATGAGTGCAAACTTTTCGGGTGATGCAACTTCAGTTGTTCAACCTTATTTAACTGTAATTTATATTATTAAGACGTAGGAGAAAAAATGGCAACTAATGCAACATGGACAGTAATATTCGAAGATAAAAAAATAATAAAACAAACAGGTGATCCTGCAGGTGATTATGAAATTAATGATGATGTTTTTTGGAATGATCCAAAATGGTCAAATATATGGGCCATTCAATATGTTGCTGATAATCATGATTATAATGATACTGTAGAGTACAGAGATGATACACCTCATGCTTCATGGTCAGAAGCTAATTTAGGAGATTTTCAAACTCAATTTATAGATAAATGGGATGCTGCTCATTTAGCAAAATTACAGGCTGATTGGGATAATTATGAAGCTGCAACAGAACAAGAAAAAATAAATGCAATAGGTCCAAGACCTACTTCATATTCTTCATAGAATATTACTTTTTTAATTCAATAATATTTATATTACCTGCAATAGTAGTATTATTACTATTAGGTCTAACCCAATGTTCTAAATAAGAAGGAAATACTATTATACTTCCTTGTTCTAAGTTTGGTTCATAATCTTTTTGAAAAATTTTAAAATCATTACTATAACTTTCAAGTATATTTTTAATAGGTGAATTAAAAACAGTATGAGATTTATTTACTTTATAATATATAATAAATGAAAAATGACTTGGATGAACATGAGAACCTTGATAATCTTTTTTACTATATTTATTTAACCAAATATGTTCAATTTTAAATACAAAAGTTTTACAATATGGTTTTAATAAAAAGCTTAGTATATTTGTTAATTCAATATTCAAATAATTCATAGATTTTTTATCTAGTAGAGTTTGAGTATTAATTGTTGTTTTTACTTTTGATTCAAAAGTTTTTTTAAAATTTTTTCCAACTATATTAAAATTAGATAAATTTAATTTTTTAGTTGCTATAAGATTAGGAAATATGTTTTGTACATTTACCATATTATCTTAGCATCATCCAAGAAGTTAGAATATATTTTTTACTAGACAAAGGTGGATTACCTCTATGTAAGTATGGAAAACCTGCTGGCCAAATAACTATTCTTCCTGCTTTAGGTTGTACTCTTTTTGAAAAATGTAAAAATTCTGTTTCTCCACCTTCCGCTACATCATTTAAATATATAGAAAAAACAAAAGCTCTTGGTTCATTTTCAAAACCTTCTCCATGTTCTACATGCCAAACATGATATCCCTCTGTAGGCAAAGTTTTTTGTATTTTTAAAGTAGTATAGAAAAATTTTTCTTGACCATAAGCATCCGCACATCCAGTATTTTTAATATAATGATTCCATGCTAAATCAAAATTTAGCATCATAGATTTTAAATCTTCCCACCAAACATTTAAATTATCTTTTGCTGCAAAAAATTGTTGATCTTGTTTTTGTAAAATAGAAGTATTTTCTGATCCCAATCTATTTACTGTTTTATTGAATTTATCCTGATTTTCATAAAGTTTAATTGCTTTATTACATTCTTCTTTAGTAATGTAATTATCATACACTCCAATAAAATTGGTTATGTTAACTGTTTTTTCCATAAAAATTTATGTTATCTTTTTCAATTTGATCGTATGCGTGATCTTTGTTAGGCCCATCTTTATTTACATAATGTAAAAAAACTTGTGCTAGTCCGTCTCCTTTGTATATACCAGGACGCCAATGTTTTTGATCACAGCCTGCATATAATAAAGCATCGCCTTCTTTAAGTTCAAAAGATGTTCCTTCAACAATTATAGGCCAATTATCATACTTTTTAATGCAAGCTGTTACTGATATTTCACATGCTGGTCTGTCAACATGTTTTTTTAATGTTGCACCAAAAACATAATATCTCCAATAAGCACAAGTAGGAAATAGTTTTAAATTAGATTCTAATTCAACTTTTGATAGTTTTACATTTAATAAAGAATTCATCAATGGATCATTGTACCAGGCGGGAGAAAATGACTGTTTATCAAATTTAAAATCTTTATTTTCTTCTAACTTATTATCACAATAATTTTGATAAACTTTTAATTCTTCTTTAGAAAAGAAATTTTTAATTAATTTATAATTTACTGCAG